TACCAGCAGTTCAAGGCACACATATATACCCTGTAACACTTATTGATTTGGATTTGAATGGCAATGTTTACTATTTAAGTGGTGCTTATAAATCCTACAATGTGGGTGGTAACGATTACACAGAATTAGGTGCTTTTTTAAGTGTTACAGATGTGGATGAAAATTTAAAAATTACAAATGGTGACATAGCAATAAGTTTAGCAGGTATTCCTTCAACATCTACAGGATCAGAAGTAAATTATTTGAATATAATAATGACAGAACCTGTAAAAGGTGGAAACATCGCTATAAAACGTGCATTTATGAACACTGATACAAATGAACTAGACACAGGTAATGTGTATACACGTTATAAAGGCGTTATAACTAATTTTGCTATAAATGAACAATACAATTATTTGGAAAAACGCAATGATTATGGTGTTACAGTAACCTGTGCTAGTATATGGACACTGTTACAAACACAAATTAGCGGACAAAGAACAGAACCAAACAATCGCAGAAGATTATATCCCACTGATGGTAGTTTTGACAGAATACCAGATCTATATCAGAGCACATTTAATTTTGGCAGAGAAGGATCAAGCGGAGGGAACTACACAGGAGGTTCTGGTGGTAGTGGTGGAGCCGGTGGTGATGGCACAGGCGCAAGAAACGTTTTGAGAAGATAATGAAAGTTAGAAATGTCACAATCAAAGACTATGACGAAATCAAAAGATTAATGATTGATTTTGCTAACAGCAATCCTGTAAAAGATTTACATAATCCTAAGTATGATAATAATCATGTAAATCGTGTGCTGGATTACATAACAAAAGAAGGTGTTGCTCTAGTAGTAGAAGAACAACATCAGGTAGTGGGAATGTTATTGGCAAGTATACAGGGCGATATATGGTTGCCCCACGTCAAACGCATGACAGAGATAGCATGGTGGGTAGAAAGTGCTTACAGGGGCTCTACAGCAGGAGCAAGACTGCTTAAGGAGTATGTAAGCATAGGTGAACAAATGATCAAAGACAAAAAAATTACAAGTTTTACCCTAACAACATTAAGTTCAACACCAGATTTAAAATTAAACACTAGAGGTTGGGAACCTATAGATTTCAATTGGGTATTCAGAGGATAATATGGCAGTTTTTAGTTTTATAGGAGCAACAATAGCCAGTGCAGTGGGACTTACAGGTAGTTTTATAACTATTGCTGGTATTGGACTCAGTGCTACAGGTGCTCTAGTAGCAAGTGTAGTAGCAGGTGGTTTAGCATACGCAACTGCCAAAGTTACAGGTGCATTTGATATACCAGGACAGGATTTAGGACCAGATCCAGGTGTTAAGATACAGGTAGCACCCAGCACAGACAACAGAATAGGTGTTCCTTATGGTAGAAACGTTATGGGTGGACCCATTACTGATGTTGCTATATCAAACAACAACCAAACAATGACATATATTATTGTGTTGGGAGAAGCAGTAGACGGTGCTACTTACACACTTAATAAAGTTTATAAAAATGCTGACACTTGTAATTTTGATAGCGGTGGTAGTTTGACCAGCATAACAGAACAAGGTGGAACTGTAAACACAGACCTAGCAGGTAAAATTCGTATAGGTTTGTATGCCAGCACATTTGGTAAATTCTTTGGATTAAGCGGTGGTGCTTATGTGTATTTGCCACATGCAACCAATGCCGTATCATACAGTTTAGAAGACCTTATATATGCAATAGTGCAGATAGATTATGATGCAGAAAATGGTTTAACAGGTTTACCTCCAATGAGTTTTGATATTACAAACAGTGTAAGCAATCCTGGTGATGTGTTAATGAATTATTTGAACAATAGTCGCTATGGTGCAGGACTCAGCAACACCATAATTGATACAAACAGTATTATAGGCACAGCAAACACGGCTATGAAAGGTTATGCCGCAGAAACTATAACTTATACACCAAATACAGGTGGTAATGCAACTATAGATCGTTGGGAAATTAATGGATACATAAACACAGGTAATGATGTAGCAACAAATATCAATAAAATATGTCAGGCAAGTGCTACTTTCTTTACATTTGATAACAAACAGGGTAAATTTAAAGCAATACCAAACAGACCAACCTCATCCACATTCAGTTTAACAGATGACAATATTGTAAGTAAAATAGAAATTACCAGCACAGAATTATATGCCCTATTTAACAAAGCAGAAATTATATATGCTGACAAAAACAAACGAGATCAGTCAGCCAGCATAGTATTAGAAACACCTGCAGGTGAATTAAACCCAAATGAACCTGAAAACACTGCAAAATACAGAATAGATTTAATCAACAACAATATACATGCAGAAAACTTGGCTAATTTGGATTAGCACAAAGCAGAAAAGGCATGGTGGTTCAGTGTGTGGGTGATTTTAGTTGTATGCAAATAGATGTTGGTGATGTAGTGGATTTAACTAACACAGATTATGGATTTACCAACAAAGAATTTAGAGTATTAAGAACAAAAGAAATTAATGAAGAAGGCGGAATAATTAATGTTGAATTAACTATGTTGGAATATGAACCCAATGCTTATGTAACAGTTAGTGTTACAGAAAGTGATGATGCTGGTGGTAATATTAATATACCAGTTGTGCCACCAGGCATAATTACACCTCCAGATATATTTACAGGTATTATACCAAATGTATCAATATTTGATGTAAGTCCTCCAGGTGGAACAGGTGCTGTATTCACAGTATTTAAGGATGTTATAAATGCAGGTTATGGTAGTGTATATCCCACAACACCAGGTTCAGGATACAGTGTGGGAGACACAATTACTGTTGATGGGAAATATTTAAAAGGGTTCTCAGGCACACACAATTTAACATTTACTGTTGATACGATTGATGGTGGTGGCGGTGTTATAGCACCCACAGGCAATGTGTCAGGTAATGCCAGTGTGTTTGCGGCTAATATATGGGGTAATTATAATACACGTGAATCAATGGGTAATATTGCTGTGGGTGGACAAATAGAAGACAAACCTGCTAATAATGTTTCAATGGCTAATAATAATTTTAACAGTTATATTATACCCAGCAGAGAATTAGATTTCACAACAGGAACAGGTATTGAGCCCGGTGATTACAGTTTTATGGCGGCAGGCACACCTTTAGGTTCTTTAGCAAATGTTGTTACAGCAAATGCGGCGTTCGGTGTTCATGCTAACATAGAATATGCTAATGGCACAGTGCAATTTGAAAATTTTGGAATAAACAAAGGTAATTTTGACAATATTCCCGATATTCTAGAAGCAAATCAAAAAATTACAATAAGTGAAGGTGCAGTTGGAGGTAATGTGCGTATATTTGCTAAAAACACTATGGATCAAACTCCTAGTGGTAATAGAGGTTTTACAGGTATCAGGTATGATATGTTAAGAATTAATAAAGGAGATGTATTTTAATGAAACATTATATTCTTTATGATAGCACAACTGGTTTTATCAGCACACAATTAAGTATGACTGATAGAAGTTTACAAAAAACTTTAGCAAACAATCCAAATTTGTCTGCCCTAATAGGTAGAGTTCCTAATGTTAATACCTATCAAATGAATGTTAGCACAGATCCTCATACTATAGAAAGCAAACCAGAAGAAACAATAAATGTGTCAGCATATATTAGAGAATTGCGAACAAAATTGTTAAAAGCCAGTGATTGGACACAAGCCGCAGATTCACCATTAACAGATGCCAAAAAGACTGAATGGGCCACATACAGACAGGCATTACGTGATATGCCAGATACTTGTAGCGATTGTGCTACAGTAGATGACGTAACTTGGCCTACTAAACCAGGAGCATAAATGAGCAACCCTATTTATGGATTCTTTAAAAATAATGTTTATAGAAACTTTTTAGCAAAGTTAAATCCTACTCCTGATTATGATGTAACTTTATCTTTGAGTAATACATCATATTATGCTGATACAATTACTTGCACAATAGACAGCAATTTATGGGCAAATCAAACAATTTATATGGATGTGACAGGTGGTGGAACCAGTGATGATAATTTTACAGATGACAACAGTAGAACAGCAGGCCAAGTTGATGGTAATGGTAATTTAACATTAAGTAAAACTATAGATGTATATTCTAATATTTCTATGACTAATTTTGGCACCGCAACTGTAACATTAAGAACAGGTGATGCTGATATAGGCGATATAATTTTTACAGATACAGTTACTGCAAGAAGTGGGAGTTTAATACCTATAACATCTGGCTCAAATTCTTATAATTATAACAACAAAGATGGATATAATTACACATTCTTTTTAGTTACTGATGCTCTTACAGATGGAACAGGCACACATACACCTTCTGGAGCAGGAATTGGTATACCTGTAGACTATTTGGCTGTTGGTGCAGGTGTAACTGAAACATATGGTGGCGGTGGCGGTGGTAATGTTAAACAAGGAACATTTTTTATAAATGGTGGAACTACAGTATCTATTAATGTGGGTTCAACAGGATTCCGAAGAAGTCAAGGAAATACATCAAGTATTACAGGAGGTGCTATAAATATTTCAGCACCTGGAGGTAATGCCAGCACAGCAAGTCAAAATGCTGTATTATCTGATATTTTAACACCCAGAGATAG